AGACGCACACGTTGAGATGTCGACTGTTGCCCCTGGCTCAACGACGACCGACTTTGTCTGTCCTGTCGGGCCTTCCCCCTCCGAATAAACGATAAGAATCTGGTAATTTGAGGTGTTCGAAACCTTGCCGACGCCGTTTTCGCAATTGAAAACCAGGTATTCCATCGCATCCCCGCTGGTCTCCTCGACGGTCTCCGTCACATCCTCATAGACGACGGGGTTGTACTTGTCGACGATGATGTCGTCATAGTTAATGTCCCTGGAAGACACAACACCGAACCTGTACTGGTCGGCGAGGCTGTTCACCTCAAAAAACCTGAACGTGTTTATTGCCTCTCCGCTTATCCTGTATTCCTCGTCGTCGTAGAAGAACTCGGACAGCATGGGGTCGCTTGTGAAATCGGCCGTCTCCTTGAAGATGATAGAATCCACCGCCATGATATTCTGGTCGGGGAGGACAACTTCCATAAACGGCTCCAGTTCTGACTCGGCGACAACCTTCTTGTATATCTTGGAAACGCCTGCGCTGACGATTGCACTCTTGTACACGGTATATCCAGTAACACCGGCATTTTCATCTCTCATTGGGACATACCTCCTGTTCGAGAAGCCATCGCTGTTGAACTGCTCCCCGAAGTTTACGTCATCCTCAAGTTCAAAACTGTACGAGCCTGCCGCAACCACAGTGGTCCTTTTCACCAGAGGCGCGTACGACCAATCAGGCATGGCTATGTTGGTCGGGTTCACGGGAAGAACACAACTGAGTTCAACCTCACACACACCCGCTTTCGGCCCGGGAACCTTAAGGCCGTTGCTTCTGGCCAGGTTCAGGGCCGCGCTCCTGGTTGTCAGGCTGTTGATGTTCGTCTCCTGGTATGCCCTGTCTATATAGTACGATAGGTCGTCGCCGACGGCGCTTACAAGGTCTATGAACCAAGAACCGACGCTGGCGTCATTGAAACTCTCGGAGAGTTCCGGATAGTATTCGTTGCTGAACTTGATGAGTTCCGTCCTGTAGTCATCAAATGTCCTCGCAAGGTAGTTTATTTTCTTCTGCGCCATATTCTATTATAATTGAACGACAACGCTGTCGTTTATTATCTGATTTCCTTCTTGTACCGAGTAGTCCAGACGAACAAAGACAGCGGCGCCGTCCTCATTCTCGTCAACCACGTTTATGTCGTTAATGGACGCCTCCGGGACCCAACGCCTCACGGTGTTCTTTATCTCGGTCTTGACCTTATCCCATGAACTTTCGTCGTTCTGCTCAAAAATGTATTTGATGAGGTCCGTTCCGAACTCAGGCTCCCTGATTCTCTGCCCCTTCGGCGTGAATACAACGTGCAGCAGCCTGCTTCTCACCCCTCCGGCCCTGGTTTCATTGATGTCGGCATACCGCTCCATCACACTGTTGTTCGTGAATGGATACTTGATGCCGAAATACTGTCTGCTAGCCATTTTTTATTACGCAATATTTTATCTATAAATACCGACGGCGCTGTTTTTACCATTTGTTAAAATATAATGCCCGACAGAAAGTTATAAAGCAAAAACAGTTTGGGTTGAAATGTTAAAAACAGTTAAAGTTATGGTATTATTTTGTAACTATAAAATAAACCATTATTTTTGCGGGAAAATAAAGCAATTACAATGAGCAGTTATGCAGATTTCATAGTCGAGGTTAGATTAAATGGCGTCTGGAACCGCCTGTACTGGAAGTCCTACATGAAGGACTACTACTACGGTGAGTTCACGCCCAACAAACCCAAGGAGACCAGCGTTGAGGTTGCAGACGGCGTAATACTGAACGTAGCCGAAGACGAAAGACTGCACCCGCACGCCATGACCGGGCAGTTCTACGAATTCCGGGATATGATAAAGAACGGTGAACTCGGAAACACGAGGCTTGAAGAGGATTTTACCGCTGAAACCAAGGCTGAAATAGAGCGCAACAAGGATGGGTTCGGGTGGTATGAAGGATACTTCTACCTCAGAGAACTTACCGGTCTTCTTGAAAAGAAGGACACCGAATACAAAGAGTTCCTGAAGAACAGTATGATAAAGAAGATGTGCCTCCAGACCGAAGCCATCTACAAGCACGTCTGTCTTGGCGACACGCAGGCTATGGTGTCCAAGGAGGACGAAGAAGAGTTTTCCGAAGAAAGTTTTGAGATGGACTGCGAGTGGCGCGAAAGCGAGATATCCTCATTGCGTTACGTGGAGAACTTTATCTACGGAATTGTCGAAGAAATCGTAGGGTATCTAGAGGGAAATGATATTAGGGTTATCTTGATAGCAGGATAGTGTCAAATAAATTTTTTTTCGAACAATTAAGACAAGAAAGCGATAAAGTAATGATTCTTTCATAATTAAAAATTGGTTTACAGACAGGCAGCAGTGATGCTCCCTGTCTTTTTCTGTCATAAAAGTTTACGAATAACGCATTTGACAATACCATGAACTTTATCTTCACTCAGTCTCGATGTCCCGAGTTCTGAAAGCAACGACTTGTTTCTCGTAAGTATATAGTGAATGTTGTTTCCGTCGTCACACACCTTCACCGCCCCGTATCTCGCCCAAAACGTGTGGGTGTTCAGTTTCTTGGACACGGGAACGAGAATGTAATCGTATGACGAACACAGCGAAAGCATGGCGTCAACCAGTTCGTCGCTCAGGCCCTTTCCCCTGTATTCCGGTTCCAGACCAAGCACGGATGCCATGATGCCGCTGTATTTGTGCAATACAGCGTTCACGTCGGGCTCCTTGCCGCCGTTAAACAATTCTATGCCGTCATCGGCCGTCAGCATAATCCCGGCAATCTCTCCATCGTCCACCAGTTTGACGCTCTTGTCGCGTACCGTCCGGAATGCCCTGTAATATTCCTTTCCCTTCTCGGCGTCTCCGTCAAAGAAAAATCCGCCTATCATCTGGCCGATGCGGCCGTCGTCCCGTCTTTCAATCCTCTCAATCCTCATACCATATAAATACAAAGAACCGGAGGATTTCTCCCCCGGTTCCCCAAAACCCGTTACTTACTCACATCGGCTCCACCCGCAGTCCTTGCATTGGATGCAACCGCCCTCTCGGACGAGTTTGCCTCCACACTCCGGGCAGGGTTCACCAACGTTTCTTTCGCTCGTGTCGAACTTCTTGAGCGCCCTGATGACGCCGTTCTTCCACGTATTGATATTGGACGAATCGAGGTCCAGTGTCGATATCACGTTTATGATGCACCATAACGGCATATGGTGCCTCAGCAGTCCGCTGATAAGTTTTCCGTAGTTCCAGTACTCCGGATTGAAAATCCTGGACAGGCCCTGGATGCACACCTCATATCCGCCCTTGTCCGTATAGCACAGGTCGTATCTCGACCCGACCTTTTCGGTTTCCGGGTTCTTGAAGGCGTTCCTGTGCCTCACTATCTTTCCGGTCTCGACCCAGTTTGGGATACTGAGTTCTTCCTGGAGGCCAGTAAAAATTTCATAAGGCTCACCGTCCAAAAGGCCGATTACGCTCACCCATTTTTCTCCGTTGTTCCTGAATCTGATTACCTTGCAGTCCAGAACATCCGGTCTTTTCTTCGCGTCGTTTGTCATGGCCTTGAGTTGTTCCGCGTTGGACGTGCTCACCATAACACCGTTCCTGCAACCGTCGCGGTACACCGTGATTCCTTTCAGGCCCTTCTTCCAGGACTCCATGTAAATGGTCGAAACAGAACTCTCGGAGACGTTATTCGGGAGGTTTACGGTCGACGAAATCGAATGTGTGATGTACCTCTGCACTATGCCCTGCAACTCAACCCTGCGCTCCCAGTCGATATCGTTCGCTGTCGAGCCATACCACGGGGAATTCCTGTACACTTCTTCCCATTGTTCTGCGGTATAGGTACTGACGTCGTCGTTGTATTTTCTTTCTGCCCATTTATAGAGACCAGGATGAATGGTCACGTATTCGGTGTACTTCTCACCGACCTTGTCGACGAAGTCCACCCTGTCGTCTGGTTTTGTGCATTTTACCCTCCTGGTGTAAACCGGCATGAACACAGGCTCGATGCCGGAACTTGTCCTTGCCAGCAGCGAAACGGTCCCGGTGGGTGCTACCGTATTGAATGAGATGTTTCTGCGCCCGCAGTTCTTCATCTTCTCATACAGATGAGGAAACTCCTCATGCAGCCACTCGTACCATTCGTTCCCGTCAACAAATTCCAGTTTTCTGTCTATTGCAGGGAACCAGCCTCTTGTTCTGGCCATGTCGATGGTGCAGTCCATCTCTGCGACAAACATAATGCGCATGATTTGCTTGATTGCCTTCAGGGCCTCGTCGGAATCATACTTATAGCCGAGTTCGGCGATAAGGTCAGCCATGCCGGTAAACCCAAGGCCGCACCTCCTTCCCTCTAACGAATGCTTCAGAAGTCTGGTATAGAGGTTCCATTCGCTGTTCCCCTTGTCTCCGTCGCGCTCAATCTTTTTGAGGATGCGGTTGATTGCGTCAGCCTCCAGGTCAACCAGGTCGTCCGCAAGACGCATGGCTTCGTATGTGTACTCGTAAAGTTTTTCCTCCTGTAGTTTGCCGTCCTCGACAAACGACACCAGGTTCATGTGGATAAGACGGCAACTGTCCTCGTTCATGAAAATCTCACCGCACGGGTTGGTGCACGTCCCCCTGAATGACGGATATACGCCGTCGGGGGAGTACTGGTGATGTCTCGTGCGGAATATGATGCCCGGCTCCGCCGTATTCCAGGCGCAGTGGATGAGTTTGTTCCACAAGTCGGCCGCCTTAATCTTCTTTACGTAACCACGTCGAATGACGGCGGAAGACAACTCGAAGACGGGAACTACGGGCGAATACTCGACTTCCGTGAGTGTGTCGTACTCCTCGGGCAACTGTTCCTGGTTGAATGCGCTAATCGGCCGGTCAATGGGCCATCGCTGGTAAAAGTCGCCGTTGGCCTCAACCGCCTCCATGAACTCATCCGGTATCTGCACGGATACGTTGGCGCCGGTCACTTTCGTAAGGTCCTGCTTCATCTCAATGAACGCCTCCGCGTCAGGATGCTCAATGCCCATGCTGAGCATCAGCGCGCCTCTTCGGCCTTTTTGCGCGATTATGAGCGTGCCGTTGCTGAAGAATTCCATAAACGATGCGGCGCCTGTGGATGATTTCGCGGAGTTTGTCACCGAAGCGCCCGCCGGCCTGAGTTTGGACAGGTCATGCCCTACGCCACCCCTGCGCTTCATCAACTGGCTCTGCTCATTGCCGACACGGAAAATGTCCTCGATGCTGTCATCCGGCCCGTCGATTACCCAGCAGTTGCTGAGACTGACCGGAAGGTGGCTCCCGAGGCCTGACATGACGGAGCCGGCCGGTATCACATACTTGAAGCCCTTGAACAGATTGTAGATGTCTTCATACTCGAGGTGTTTTCTGCCATATCCATACTCTGACAGTTTGAGGATGTCACTGTCGCCGGCAACACAGTTGTCGCTATAGCGGTCTTCGATTTCCGAGAATTTCTTCGCCATGCGCTTATGCATGTCGTCAGGAGTGAGTTCAAGATAATGGCCGTCCTTGTCCGTCAGGCAATACTTGTTAATCCATGTGGTCGTGGCTAGGGTATCACCACCGAAATATTCAAGAGTGGCTTCATATACCTCATCATAGCCATATGCCTTTACTTTATCCATATTGTTTTAGTTGTTTAAAGTTAAAATTCCGTGTCAATCGGCGGTTGCGGGTCCTGCTTTGTCTTGTGCATTTCTTTTACCGCGTCGAATTTCTTCATCAGGTTTTTCTGCTGGGCGAACTTCTGGTTGTCCTTGTTGTCGTTGAAGCGCGTCATGCTGCTGAATTCAACGGCGTTATCCGTGCTGATGCGGCACGTTCCGTTGTTGAAGTCCACGTTCTCGAATACCTTTCCGGCTTGTCCGGCGCGGTTCTTCAGAATGGCGATGGATGCCTTGTTGTTGCTGATATCGTCAACGGACCTGGCGATGGAAACGACGATGTGGGCGATTTGGATTTTCTTGAAAGAACCTCCGGCCTTGTCCATCGTTACAAGGTCTGCGTTGACCGAATCCTTTGTTCCCTGCAACGGTATCCATATGGCCAGGTTCATCTCTCCGGCCATGGACTCGAACTTCCTCATGGTCTTGCCCTCCTTTTCCCATTCGCTGGTGGTTGTCGAGTCGCCGACCATCTTGAGGCACTCGAAATAGTCTACAATCAGGAGGTCCGGACGGAAACCGCTATTGGTCTCCTTGATGACGACGCGCTTTATGTCGTCAGGAGTGACCTCGCCGCTTGGCAGCCTTAAAATCCTGAGGTTGCGCTTCAGCATATCCTTCTTGTCGTAGTTTTCAAGAAGTTCCTTCACTTCATCGATATACTCCGGTTTGGAGAGGTCCTTCGCCTCGATTCCGGTGATATATCCCATATGTTTGCGCTTGATTTGCTTCGGCCGGTCCTCAAATACAATCTGCAATACCTTGAATCCGCGGCCGTCCTTGTTTCCGTTCGTGGCGGCATATGCGGCTATGGCGGATGTCATCGATGTCTTTCCGTAACTGCTCGGCCCGATGATTACTCCGAGTTCTTCTTTGCCGAGGCCGCCTTCGAGCGTCTCGTCGATTTTATCGATTCCCGTCGGTATCGTGGTGCGGTAATCGTCTGACAGTGTCTCTGAGATATCATCATAAACTCCGGTGCCAAGGTCGTGCTTTCCCGTGGTCTGCACAACCTTGGTAAGCCTTTCCACCATCTCGTCGTATGAATCGGTATCGCCCCTTGCGGCAATCCTCAATATCTCGTTGGCGGTCTTGATTATGGCCTGCTGCTTGAAAAACTTCATCGCGAGCCCCCTATTGTAGTCAGACCCTGCGGTGGATGTGGCCTCTATCTTGTCGATAGCCGCAAGGTAGGAATCAAGTTGATAATCCGAATAGCGTTCACGGACCTTGATTCTCAATGTTGTATAATCAATCAGCAGACCGTAATCGTCGTACCAGTCCTGTATAAATCTGACAATGTCCTTCAGCAGGTAACTGGTAAACATGTTAGGGTCTACCATGTCATGCAAGTCGCTAAAGAACTCATTGTCCGAGAGGAACTCATGTACAAGTATGTACTGATAGTCCTCTCCAAGAAACGTGAGGTCTCCTCTTTTTGGTGTCATTTCGTAACGGGTTCATCTGTTGTTGTTTCAGTCTTTCTTAGTCTTTGACTTACCGGCGGCCTTTACCCACTTGTACATCAGGCGCCTGTTGTAGTCGTTGATGTTGTGGGTATAATGAACAGTCTCTCCGTTCGCATTGCGGAACACATCGTCCATGGTGTAGTCGGCAAGTTCCATGTGCGGAATCTTCCATCCGTTCTCCGGGTCGGTGAACACCTCATCAAGGGAATCTTCCTCGCTGCCATTCTTCGGACTGCAAGTATCCTGGAATGTCTTGATGATTGTGTCGATAAGGTTGTCCCTACCTGCGTAGATGGCTCTCTTGATGTACATGTCATTCGAGAGCCTGTCCTTGTTTTCCTCGAAGTACGATTTGATGTCGATGATAATCGAGTTACCGTCCTTCCCCATCATTCGGAGCGTCCTGTTGGAGATATCCACACGGTCCCTTATGGGCTTGGGATAGACACCGCCGTCCCAAATCCTGCAATACACGCGTCTCCTCCTGGATTCAGGATACCTTCCGTTGTCGATGACGACAAACTTGAAAGTGTACTCCCACTCCGGCGGAAGCGGCTGGTTGAGGATGTTGTCCTCGTAGTAGTGTCCGTCCTGGTCGGCGTAAAACCAGGTGTACACATTGGACTTGCTCCTCAAGTCGCTCTTGATAAGTTCGACAACACTGTCTGCCTCGATGCGAAATTCGGTTGAACTCATACTCTTCTCGATATAATCCTCGATGTCAAATGTTCTCCTACAAATGATGAAATCGTTGATATACAATACAAACTCAAAACGACCATCCTTGTACTTCTTGCTTTTCTCCATAATCCAGAAAAATGTTTGTTGTCAAATAATGTTAACTACTTGGACAAAGATACATTTTTTTCTGGATAAACACCGGTTTTTAGGTGGTATTTTTTTCAAAATATTTCTTCTCGTTCATAATCAGTCGTTCAAAAATGGAAAACAGGCCACTGAACCTCCGCTCGTCCATCAATACATGCATGTGGTTGTTGCTCACAATTTCGTACACGTTTCTGTACTCCCTGCCATCCGGGTCGATGGGGGCGTGCATGAGCGAATCCATTCCTTCTCTGGCCTCGTCGGTAAGCAAAGGTTGGGAAAGGTCTATAATCCTCTGGTTGATTTCGTAAATATGGTCTCCCTGGCAACCGTCAGACACCTTGTTGATGATGTTCTCGACGGCCTTCAGTGGTTTTTTCTTACTGGCGGCGCGCTCTTCGTTTATAACGGTGGCACGCCCTATGATGTCCTCTATGGTAAGCGGCTTGTCCACCGCATCCGGGAAAAGTTTGAAGAACGTGGTTTCCCCAAGCCCCTTGATTCCCCTGATATTGTCGGAATTGTCCCCGCAGAACACCTTCTTGAGGACAACGTTCTTGTGGGTGTACCCAATCAGTTGCCGGTGCAGTTCCGGGGTGATGAACTTTTTCATTGTCGGCACATAAACGCACACATCATCTGAAAGCAACTGCATGATGTCGCGGTCGCCGCTCATTATGACGATTTTTTCCTCAGGCTTCTTGTTCTGGACATAATACGCGATGAGGTCGTCTCCTTCCACATTATCATAAAACGCCTGCCTGACGAACAGTTCATCCAAAATGGCCCTGATTATCAGTTTCTGGCGCTCAAGGCTCTCCTCCTCTGTCTCGTCCCTTTTGGTGGGTTTACGATGGGCCTTGCTGTACGCCAGGACCTTCTTGCAGTACGCCCGAATCTTCCTGTCGTACTCGTTGTCCGGCTCTTGGTCCTTGTACGTCTTATCGCGGTTCGCCTTATAATCCGGATATATGTCATATCTCAACTGGCCGGAATAGTCGCCGTCCCAGATTACATACACGAAGTTGAAATCCTTCTTCTCGAGCATCTTCCGCATCTGGTTAAAGAACTGGCACACCGCTCCGTAGTCCTGACCGACATCATTGATTTTCTTGTCGGCCGAAGAGACCTTCAAAAGGTTGTTTCCGTCGACAATCAATGTATAAATCGGTTCTGAAGTATCCAATTTGTTCGCCTTTACTATATTTTTTCTTATGACTTGTTTCATAGCCGCAAATGTATAGCAAAAATCAAACCCCCCAAAATATTTATATAGAAAATAATGTTAAAGTTTGCAAATGTTAACTGATGATACAATTAGACAAATCGTACGGCAATATATATCAGAGGCCGTAATTACGGAAAAGTCACTGGACTCTTTCTCGTCGGTCGGCCGTGCAAAACAGAACGCGCAGGACGCGTTATACGGAATGAAAGGGACGCCCGCGTTCGACCGTCTCTCCAAAAGGCTGGGGTTCATGGATGACAGCAACCTGTCCGTCGGCGATGACGGCAAATCTGAATTCATGAACGACCAGTTCGCCCAAGGAAGGAAGCACGCCAGCGAGATTTTCCACGCGCACCCTGAGCAGATTACAAAAGACATGGCCGAATGGCTCGAGTCGGCGAAGAACGGGACGAGGCGCAAGTATGACCCATGGGACAGAAGGATGCAGACATTCGCAGACAGGCTTGGCATCACGTACCTGTATGACGAAAGGGCGAATCCTCCCGAAAGCGCCTTTATACGAAAACCGGCAGGGCCTGATTCACCAGGCTTGCTGCCCTATGGCGTCAAGTTTTCAAATGTAGACCAATACGGCAACACGCTTACCGGCCTGGACAGGTACGACATGAGCGGTTTTGACCTTGAAAACACCGACCATTGGGTAAACCACAAAATCGACAACAAGGATTCCAGGAGAAAAAGCGGATACAGCGAAAAGGAGTGGAATTCATTGTCCAAAGAGGAAAGAAAAGCCATTACGGAAAAATTAACTAGGGCAATCCAATACGAAAAAGCGATTGAACGCTATGTCGACGCCGCATTCGGAATGCATCTTGACGTGTCAACCGGAGCGGCCATGACGCTCGGTAACGCAAAGGTGCCGAAAGACACGCTTATCATAAATTTCACCTCGGCCATGATGTGCCCGGCGTGGGAAGTTTGCCTGGTCAAATACGCGTGCTATGCAAGAACAGCGGAAAGGCTGTACACCAACTCATACGAGAAGAACAACCGAAACAATATGATGTGGCAACTTGCCAGCACCAAAAACGGCGAGAAACTCATGGACGCGATGCTTAACCTTGTCCGCTCCTATGTGGACGCGTCCGTCATGAACGCTATATTCTGGGCGGTAAAGGAGTGTGCAAAAAAAGGCATCGGAATCGGTGTCGGTTTTGTAAACAACATCGAGCGCCTTGGGCAAATGGTGCTGGAACGCGGTGTCGAGTCAGTATTCGACAGTGAAGAGGCCATGGACATATACAACAAGCACCTCGAAACAGACGCCATCCGGAAAATCAGGCTTAACGAAAACGGTGATTTCGTCAACCAGAACCTTGTAAACCATATCAACGTGCTCGCCGGGGAACTGAAAGAAAAATACGGCATCGTCACTTCGGCGTACACTTGCAGAAACCTGAACTTTGAGGGGATTAAAAACATCAACATAAACGCTTCAAGACCGGAAATAAAGAACGCCGACAGGTATTTCTGGGCAGTTCCCGAAGAGGTATACAACCTGTACGCCGAAACATACAAGGGTGCGGACACCCTGTGCATGGCCGTCGGGGACAGGCTCTACTCGCAGCCGTACACATCATCCGCCAATGACGGTGAAAAATCCGAAAAGACCAAGGTGAGGACAATAGAAGAAGGCGTCATCACACCGGAAATAAAGCCTCTCTACAACTACGACATGTCAGACACCGACGCCGCATATAAACGCGTAATGGAAGACGACCCGAGCGGGAAATACTATTACAAATGCCCGTGCGGTAGAAGTCTGATGGACGAAAACGGAAACGAGGTCAAGATAACCTGCTACAACTGCCGTCTTTGCTATGAACCCAGACAGGAACTCCCGAACAATGCGGAACTCTACGTGCTCGTAAAGGTCCACGGCTCCGACAAGAAGGAATTCAACGCATCGAACACGCTCAGGAACCTGTCCGCCATCGGGGGTAGCGGAGAAGGCTACAACCAGCGCCTCGACGCATTGATTGCCTCCAGAAACGAGGCCGCGGAACCGAGGCCCACAATGGACGCCGATGACATCTTTTACCAGGAAGACAGCGAACCGAACCCGTACGGCGGACTCGACCAGGTGGTCAAAAACGGCGTGTGGACCATGGGTACCGCTCTTGAGAAATACAGACACTAAAGGACGATACGATGATAGTAACAGAAGAAGTGAAAGGGCTTTTCGAACTGGCAAGAGCCAAACTCGGAGCCCCTATCAGGAAGGTTGAACTGACGGACGACCAGTTGTGCAAACTGCTGGAGGCAGCCGTCGGCGACTATGCGGAAAAGGTGCAGAACTGGGTCATTGAATCCCAGTGGCTTAACCTTTACGGGAAAAACTCATATCTAAAGAACCCGACAGACCTGGCTTTCGCCCTCACAACAAGGACAATGGACTTTTCCAGGGACTTCAGTTACTGGTTCTCGAGGGAGGTGGGTCTCCAGCAGCGCGGCCCCTGGGAACTCAAGAAAGACTTTTTCCAGGTGGAAAGGGGAAAGCAGGTCTACATGATACCCGCCGGGCGTGAAATCAACAAGGTCCTGTATGTCACCCCGTCTACCACAAAGGCCGCCCTGTACGGAAACCTGGGAACCCTCGACACCGGTATCGCCGGCGGCTTCGGGCAGTTCGGAAACATGGGCAACGGAATGGGTATCACCGGATTCTACGTAGGCTCCGCATACGACGCGACGCTGATGGCCGCTGACCTGAAATACAAGAACTCGCTGCTCAGGGGCGACCTTACATATAAGGTGACCGCCGGGCCTGACGGGACGCACCTGGTGCACCTCATGTCGACCCCTGGCTCGCCGAACATGGTCAACGGTCTCGCAGCGGACGACACCTGGGGGTGGAACAGGTACCACGGGTGCTATGTGTGGTATACCTATTATGATGTTTCCGGCGACGCGGACGAACTGACACAGTGCATGATTGACAACAAGGACGACATACTCATCACGCCTGACCAGGTGCCCCTCAACAAGATGCAGTATGAACTCATGAACGAGCCGACACAGCAGACGGTAAGGCAACTGTTTGTCGCCGAGGCCTTCATTACCCTTGCCGTTGTCAGGGGGAAGTTCTCCGGAGAGGTGAAGATACCGGACGCCGAACTCAAGATGGACTACGGCCAACTCATGGATTACGGAAAAGGTGAGCGCGAAAGGGTGTTCACCGAACTCAAGGAAAGGCTCGACAGGATGCTCCCGTGGAACCTGGTTGAAAAGCAGAAGACCATGACCGAGAACACCATGGAGATACTGAAGTTGAAGCCTCTTGGCATATATGTGATATAAAAAATTAAAATCGAAAAAAATGGACCAATACACTAGACTTATCAATGAAGTATACAATGACGTAAGGCGCATGCTTAACGAAACCGAATGGGATGAATATAATGATGGGTCAATATACGGCAACGACCAGGACGAATTCGAGGACGTTGAATTTTATTACAACATAACTCAGGATATACTCCACGGTGTTGATGACCTTAGTTCAGCCGAAGCGGGGGACAGGGTCGTGTTTGTGACCGCATACGCGATACCGGAATACTACAGGGGAGAATTGGAAGACTTCTCGATTGGGCTCGACGTTGACGACCGCTCATACATTATCCCTGATGGGGAAGACTGGGATGGCCCCATCGAAGAGCCCGTCCGTTTCGAGGGACTCACAAAACAACAGAAGAACAGCATCATATCGCAATTGAACAAAGAAGACTTCTGGAAGAACTAATGCGATAAGTCAAAAAGACAAAAAACGGGGAGCGCGCATCACGCGTTCTCCCCGTTTTTATCAGAGCCAAATGCTTTCATTCTGTATATTCCTTAATCGCCGATTTCGTCTTTTTCGGTAAAGTCGATGTCTGCTTCGTTGATTTCAACATTATCACCAGAATCAGCGGCGATTTCCTCAAGCCTCTTAAGAATCTCCTTGACGTTGTTCTTTTTGTACTCATCAAGTTTGTCCGGAGACAACAGGCCATTGTGCACGCACGCCATTTCCCCTTCGTACGTTATATTGTAAGGGGAGGGCAACTGGTTTTTCGTCACTCTAATCTTGGTCACGATGCCGTACCTGTAGGTCCTTCCCTTGGCTGTGGCGTTCAGTTTCTTCGTGGCCGCCTTCGCGATGCCTCCGAGGTGGAGGATTAACCTTGCCGCGTAGAAGAAAGTCTTGCCTCCCTTCAGTTCAATACTGGGAACACCGCCAAGTGAGTTCATTGAATCGTTCCATACCTTATTTACGCAGAACATGGTGTTGGTGTACTTCTTGCTGACCTTTCTGGAGCCCGGTATCCTTCCGCTGATGATGTCGGTGAACGCGCTCGAAAGGGCGCCGGCGTCGTACATGTTGTTCTTTACGCCTGAAATCGAAGCGTATGAGGATATGGTCCCGATTGAATCCCAGATGAAACATAGAGGCTGTGTTATTTCTCCTTCGTGCTGCAAATCCAGGAACCAGTTAATCGCCATCGCAATGTCCTCTATGACCGCTTGCGACCTCATTTTGCTGGTTTCCTTATTCTGCTTGTAGTCCCATTTGCCCCATTGGAGCAGCAATTTGTCTTTATCGAAATAAATGAGGTCGGTATCCCAATCCACCAGGGCCTGGTATAATTCACCCGTGTCCTCGTCAACCTTCTCCCTGTAAATGGGCGTGGCCTTTAAACCGCAATCTATCGCAAACTGATAGTCGAAGTTCCCCTCCGTGTCGAAATACACCGGCAGGATGCCGTTGTTTACACATGACGCTATCAGTTCGTTGACAAGTGTACTTTTGCCGGTATCGCTCCATC